TGTGACGGTGTCTGTGTCTGTGGTTTCTTCTACTGTTTCTTCTGTTGTCTCGGTGACAGTTAAGTTTGTAATCTCTTCTTTGATGATCTCCATCAATCTCTCTTTTGTAATCTTCATTTTAAAAACCTCATTTATTGTTAAAAATTAAAAAATATTAAGCAGGCGCCACCTGCTTGAACTAGCTACCCTTGCAGCAACGTCTTACCTCTGGTGTGTTCCGGCGTCTCATTGTTGGTCCTCTCTATTTTTATTCCACAATCCCCAAAAACCATATTTAAAATATATGAGGTTCCGGAGCTTAAGCATCCCAAAAGAAATGCATTTAAATAATTATATTCAAAATTAAATAGTTCCGTTAAGCTATTAATTCCAAAAAGAAAAACGCCGACCCAGAAGCCCATACACATAGAACATTTGGATAGATCGCCAAGGACGCCTTGTTTTGGCCTTATAGAATCAAATATTTTTCCATAAACCAATATCTGAGTCATGCCATAGGCACAAAGAATAAAATATACTAAATCCACCCGTACCTCTTAGATTCTATATACTGCTGCTATACCATAAGGACGGACGCCGGGTCGCAAAGAACCCTTGCTTGTAGCATGCCGTTCTGGATCAAAGTCTGTCGAATCTTCTGGTCCGGGCTCTGTAAGCCTCTTCTCTTCAGCATCCTCGTAGGCAGTCTCATATTCAAAGTAGGGTCGTTCCTCTTCAATAAACTTGCCAACACTAAAAAGTGCAACTTGAAATGGATTATAATCCTTGCTTTCTGCAATTTTTGCTTCCATAGATGAATAAACAGTTCCACCCTGAACTGATTCTAACTCAATAACTCCCTTTCTTCTTAAGAAATGGAATAGGCGCTCTTGGGCTTCATATACTTCATCATTCATTCTATCTTTTGCAAAAGCTAATATTTTTTTCTTAGCTGGCATTAATACAATATCGATTTCCTTATGATCAAAAATCATAACGTTGCCGTCTAAAGTTCTACGAGCTTTTAATTCCATAGAAAGTTGTGGTTCTGCCTTGGTAGGCTCACTCACTTTGATTTTAATTTCTTTTGGAGCATCGGTTGGCTCGTTTACTTTAATATTAATTGCCATTATTCAACAATCTCATTTGCCAAATCTTGTATTTTCAAGATAGATTTTATTAATTTTGTATTAATTTCTTGATTTCTAAAATCATCAATTACATTTAATGTTCGATTTGCTTTCTCAACTAAGATGGTATCCTCTTTTTTTACATTCGTTGAAAAATTCTCTACAACTTCACGTAAACGACATATCTCTTCATTTAAGAATATCTTAAGCTCAAGGCCGTTATCTGAGAAGGAGGTGATAAACTTATTAAGCAAATCTCTCTGTTCTGTTCTTAGTTTGCCGGAATACTCATCGTTAAAGCGCTTAATAAACGAATTGAAAACTAATTTATCCCCGGGAACCTTATTTTCAATTTTACTATTCTTGCTCGATAAGTGATTAATAATGCTCTCTTCTAGGAGTACTTTCTTTTTTGGGGAAAGATCGGAAGAATTAAATAATTGATAAATGGTCGCCAAGCTCTTGTATTGTGGCACAAAATTATTAAAGACATCTTTGCCTAGAGACTTATTAATCTTTTTAATTACTGTGCTCTGCTCGTCAAACACTTGTTGTTTATTTAGAGAATTGTATTTGACCTTGGATTCATAAATAATTTTTTCTGCCATATGAGGCGGCATACTATCGATATCAGTCAAAGACCTGTAAAGCTCAAGTTCTTGGCCTAAAACAGAGTTTTTATTAAAGCTCTCCTTAATAAGGGAGGCAATCATTTCTTTTTTTTGTAAATCTTTATCCATGACAGCCTTAACCATTTCTTTGATTAGGGCCTCAAAAATAAATGCGGTATTCCTCTTTTTATTATGTTTGAACTTCATTGGTCGCGATTCTCCATCTCCATAATTAGTTTCTTCAAATCGCTATTGACTTGAAAAATCTTTGCTTCTTCGTCGCTAGAAACACTATCAAGGCCCTCTTTTGTCACGACACCTTTTGACAAGCTTGTCATTTGTGCCATATAGGGAAATAAATTTTTTCTAGAGGCATTAGCCGCCCTTCTGTTTATATTATAATGTTGTTTTCTGGCGCCCATATCTCTTTTGTCGTCTCTTGTCGGTATATACCACTTACTTTTTGACTTGCTAGTCGTAGTCTCGCCTTCGGAATTCATATATTTGACAGAAGTGTCATCATCTCTTTTACCGGGTGGTTCTGCCAATAAGACACCTTCATCCTCCGCAGCTTCAGGTGAGGGTTCTTCTTCAGGTGTGAGCGCTTCCGGTTCTTCTTCAGGTGTGATCTCTTCTGCTCCAAAATCTTCAAAAGCTGTGCCCAAACCTCCGGGAGTTGCAGCGGCTTCCTCTACACCGACGGCGGCCTCTAGATTTGCATCAAATTTTCTATCGTAAAATACCTGTCTTTGATTTTTCAAGAACTCTTCTTCTGTCATGCCAAAGACATTATTCGCAACCCACTGGCGACTAAAGAAGCCTTCTGTGGCCCCATTGGCAACATCAAACTTGGTTCTCCAGTGCTCCAACTCTTGCAACTCTGCAATCTTAGAGGGATTATTCAATGATAGACTGAAAGATTTCAGGTCCTCCCCCCTATAACCTAAAGTAAAGAGGTGAATAACTGCGACCTTTTCTAGCTCAGAAACTACTGATCTCTGTAATCTCTGTACAGTTCTAGCAAAACGGATATCTTTTTGAGCTAGCGTAGTTTGACTTTCGGTCGCCGCCTCTTCCGCATTTGACAGATAGGCTGCTGGTACCTTCAAGGCGCTGAATAGTTTATCTCTAAGATACTTAATATCATCAATATCGCCTGTATAAGAGCCTCCGGGCAGAGATTCAATCCTAGAATTTGCTCCTGCCCTGGTTGGAATAAAGTAGTCTTCCTCGACACTCATAGGATTATAGCGCAGATCAACGCGGCCAGTATCTTGATCTACAATTTGATTACGCTTCATTTGAGTCATGATCTTTTGCATATATTGCTCTACATCGTTGGCAGCAATATTGCCAACATCAATATAGAAAACTCTTCTCTCTGGAGATCTAACAATACGATATGCCATCACAGCATCTTCCATCAGTGTTAATTGGCGCCAAATTCTCCTGGCGGGCTCCAAAATAGATGTACCGTAGGGAGCATACTTATCATTTCCTAAAATTCTAAAGTGTGCAATTTGCCAATTTTCAAATGTTAGGCCGCCGGAATTCCATTGGTATTGCACGTAATTTGGATTAGTTTTATCCTCGCCCTCAAGTCTTTCAACCTCATGAGCGGTTAGGGCGATTGCATGCTTGACGCCTACTTCATCGTCAATATCTAGGTATAAAAAGAAATCTCCAAACTTACACATAGATCGGCACCAACCAAATAAATTAAACTCCACATTTAGAATATTGTGATACAAATTATCTAAAACAAATTTAATTTCCTCATTGACACAACTAATTTTAAGCAAAGAGTTAAAAGTAGAAGAAGTGGTCATTTCGTCAGCGTAGATATCTAGAGCAGATGCAATCTCTGGTGTATATTCCATTTGATCAAAATCAACATAGCGCTCTGCGCGTGCCTGATTTGACATGAAGTTGGCTTGCATCGAATCATACGGATTATGATCTTTTCTCTTAAAAGACTGTCCCGATGCTGATTTGAATTTAAAAGAGTCTAACTGTCTACGAGTTCTCTTTCTTGGGACTTGTCGACGATAAGTTGTTATAGGTCCAGAAAAAAGCCTTGTTAACTTTCTATACAAAGTGCTCTCTGGATTTCTAGGATTCTCTTTCTTTTTGCTTGACATTTTTAACCCTTAAGAAGCCACAAAAAATCTTCATATTTTTTACGATTTTCGTGGTCCTCTATTTTTTTATAACCCTGCATTCCGGGGATTGAAGTATTAATTTTTGTATTTGTTGAAATCATTGAGTTCAAAAAAGCTTTTTTATATTCTATTTCTCGGTGGTTCACTGAAAAGGCGATATCTCTGACCCAGCAGCCAATCGCTGCCGCCATAATTAAATCATCATTAAAGCCTTTCATTGATTGTGGCTTCCCATTATGCCACACAAAAGTTTTCATTTCATTATATAGTCTACTTGAATATATCGTAACTAGTTGGTTTCTAATGAATTCTTCCATCTTTGCAACAACTAAAGGTCTTGTTTTTAAAGACATTGTAAAACCAGCTACAGCATTTGTAGTTACCTCCGCTGTCAAAGGGTCAACATATTCGTGACTTGACTTGTAAGAATAGTAAATATTAGGATATGCTATTTCTTCCAATTTGTTAAGCACTGTCCAGCCAACAGAGTTATTTTCTACAACAACCATACAATTGCCATATTCTTTTCCGACTTCATTAATCATGTTAGAAAATATATCTAGGCTAGGTTTTCCTTTATACTCAGCGATTATTTCCATAGTGTCTACTTTAAAAATATGAAACGCGGAGTAATCCTTTCCATCGCCTCTTGCAACGTCAACGGTCATTAAGTACGTACATTCCGCATCATATTCTTCCCAGATCCAAAAATTTCTATCAAATCCGGTCTTATACTTAGGAGCGGTTATATTTTTTTCAATAATTTCCATATCTTCTGAATGGAAAACTGTCTCGCCTGACATGTTAAAATTACACTCAAGCTCCTGAGCGATTTGTCTACGAGACATGTTCTTAGTTTCTTTTTCAAACCATTGTCTATCTCGGTCTGGATGTGCATCCCAAGGCAGAAGTGTGGAGAAAAAATCATTGTTCTCCTCTTCTGCGTCAATATACGTTTGATGAAACCAGTTCCCGACACCATTAGGAGTCGACAATGCAATGCAGCGACCACCAGTAGACAGTGTAGGATACAAACCAGTCCACAACTCGTCTAAGCCCTCAACATGGGCAGCCTCATCAATCACCAGCAAAGAGAGGGCTTCTGAACGACCCGCATCTGCTGACGTTGACGATGCCTTAATTTGTGATCCATTTGATAATTCAAAGGAGGTCCTATTGTCTACCGAAATGCTAGCTATCTTTAGCCAAGGTGGCAGGTTTTTAATTATCTGCTTAACTTTTTTAACTAGATTTGCCGCAGTACCAAACTTTGTAGCAATAACCAAAATGTTTTTGTCTCTATGAAACATCATAAGCCATACAATATAAGCAGCAGTTATTGTAGATATACCTAACTGTCTCGCCTTTAATATGACATTAAAACGATGGTCATTAAAACTTTCAACTAATTCTTTTTGGTAGTCATAAGTTCTAAAAGGAATTAATCCCTTAAGAGGGTGAGAAATTTTAGCGTAATTATTAATAAAATAATTTGTGTCTTTGCCCGCTTTTAAAATTTCTTTTATTTTTTCTTCTTTTGTCGGCTCATAGCCCATTATTAACTCTTAGGCACTCTTTGATTTTTGTTCTCTGCCTTGTTGCCCAAGCCTCCGAGCTTCAAAAAGTTTTCAAAATCAGGATCTACTTTCCTATCATCACTACCTTGCAAGATTCCCTCTACATTTTTTAGATTAGTGATCTCATAGCTCTTTTGTGCATTAACAAATACACGCACACGAGAGGTCTGCTGTACCATAGCATCACAATCGCCTAGGGCCTTTAAAGAAAGTGTGTCTCCGGTAACCTTCTTATATTGCTTTTTAAGCCAATTAGCAATATCCTCGCAGGTCTGATCCATCTCACTTTCAAAACCATTAGCATGAACATCTTTAAGAGTAATCTCTGATTGGTAGTTGACAATTAACTGATTACCATTAATTTTTATTTTGCAACCATCCATCGTTCTAGAGTCTAAAACTGGATGACCTTCGTCTCTCTTTAATCCAATCTTCACCGGATCGCCATTCTCATCTAAAGCTCCGTCATACATATGGGCCGCAGCTTGAGCGATACCTCTAATTACATCTAAGTCTTGTTGTGACATTATTTTTCTCCTGTGTCAGGGCGCCAGCCGCGCTCCCATCTTTTTTCTCTACCTTCTACATATTTTATATAACATTTATAGCAACATTCGTATTTTGCCATGTAAATATCGTCTTTCATATTAAACGAGTAAACTCCGCATACTGGACAATTTCTTTCTTCATCTTTACTAATTAGCGTCTTTGGCATTAAAAATCCATTCATTTCTATCTTTTCATTTTGCTCTTTTGTTTCTCGCTCTTTTTTCGCAACCTCTTTTAATTGTTCAAGATATTCTTTTTCCTTATCCTCGTCCCAAGTGGACATTGGATTTTTAACGGCTTTATCTCCATATTTCTTGGATATAGCCTTCTCTAATCTGACGATCCTATCCCAATCTTTAGACATTTTTATTATGTAGCTCCTTAAACCTCTCACAGATTCTATCATATCTGTCTTGATATTGTTCAAAGTCTTTTATATCTTTTTCATTTCTAACGATGTTTCTTTTGCTTGTGGCTATACTATCCAAGCTTTTTGAAGTATGACTCCAGTGATATGGAACAATATTTAAATCTGCTAACGACTCTAATAGATCAAGATGTCTCTCGACAGTTATTTCTTTTACTTTTACACGATGCCATTCAATATAGAGCTTGTCAATATAACTAATGGATCCATTTTTAATCATGTGTTCTACAACTTCGTATTCTGCACCTTCAATGTCCATCTTTAGAATAATGTAATCATCTTTATTAAATTCTTCTTTTATCCAGCGATCAAAATCAATTGATTTTACTGTTTCTGGTTTTACTGAGAGCTTCCCTTTGCCGCCGCTGCCGCGTCGCTCTGCTTTGTCCTTATATACTGACGAACCCTCTCTTCCATTAACATAAAACTCGCGGGCGCCATCTTCTATCCACACTAAATTATTTTTAAACTTAACATCC